TGGAGCCTGAGATTGTGGTGGGTGGGGCGCGTGTGCAAGAACCGATGACGGGGGGACACAATGAGTAACACCGACCTGTTCGAGGAAGCTTGGATTGATGCCAACTTCAAGTTGTACGAACCACACCAGGATGACTACACTGTCATTGAAATTGATAAGCGTGGCATAGGTAGGCCCATGTCAGAGCCTTCAGATATTACTGACATTGTGTCGACAGGTCGTAAGCGGGCTGCAATGATGTACCCAATATTTAAGGACATGAACTGTGAGTGGGCAAATCTTAGAAATGCGGGTGGTGGGGTCGAGCCGATTATCGGCTGTGCAGGAAGCGTTATACAGCCAACTAAAGGCCCCGACAAGGGTGACCGCCACCATGGGCCTGACAAGAATGTCATCAACAATGCGCCCGATAACGTACACCGTATTTGTAGTACGTGTCACAACAGGTGGCACGCCCTGAACAATAAGTATTACGGTCCGCGGCCACCTGCCGACGAACCATTCATGCCTTTGCCGGAATATAAGTGGCAACCGCATGATGCAGTAACAAAAGCAACTGACCAAGAAATAGCTGATAATGAGACGTGGTGGGCAACTAAAAATAAGTTGCTCGCTAATGTTGACACGGAGTAACTAGTACGCTAGTCTCCCTAATGAAAGGACGGTAATGACAATGTATTTATGGATTGACCTTGAAACTACTGGGCTAGACCCAGACAATGACCGCATTATTGAGGTGGGTTGGCTGATGGCAGACCACCTTGACCAGGTAACTGATGTGCAATCAGTTCTTATCACGCCCGATAAGGTTGCGTGGGAACTGATGCAGCAGGACTTGTTTGTGCAGACAATGCACACCGAAAACGACTTGCTTAAAGACATGGAATCGTTTGGGTCCATCATGGTTGATGATGCTGAAGACCAAATCCTTGAAGACTTAGCTAAGTATGACGACCAGTTCTTCATCCTTGCGGGTTCAAGCGTTCACTTTGACAGGGCCTTTATCAACAACTGGATGCCCAGGCTAGCTCGCAAGCTCAGCCACAGGCACTTAGATGTCAGCACCCTACGCATGTTTTTTGACGCCATGGGCTACGGCTTTGTCGGAGAGAAGACGCGCCCTACAATGCACAGGGCTTTGCAAGACATTGAAGACAGCTACGCGCTGTATTCAAAATATGCAGAACTTATTGAAGAACTAAGCTTCAACCCTTCTGTCGGTGACCCAGATGCCTAGTGTCAGCCATTCAGAGGTCGACAGTTACCTGCTGTGTCGCCGTAAGCACTACTACGGTTACGGGCTTAGCCTTGAGCGTATTAGCACCAGCCAAGCGCTTGCGACAGGCACAGCAGGTCACCGTGTCTTGGAAATGTTTTACAAAACTTTGCTTGAGGCGGGCGTTACGCCTAAAGAACAGGCAGATGCCTGGGATGCGGCCTACGCTGTTGCCGAATCCGAGTATCAGGAAATTGTAAAAGAAGGTTACGAAGATGCGCCCAACAGGGCACGGCTACACGACATGCTCTTCAATGAGGGGTGGGGTTACTTCGTTAACGAGTATGTCGTGCGTGCCGGGTGGACAATCTTAGCCGTTGAGGCCGAATTTAGTTTAATTTACGACGAAAACACGCAAAGTAGTTACCCATTTGTTGTAGACATGATTGTAAAAGACACCGAAGGTCGTTACGTAGTCGTTGACCACAAGTTTGTGTACGACTTTTACACTCCTGAGCAGACAGACCTGCAGCCACAGATTCCTAAGTACATCGGCGCGTTGCGTGCAATGAACCATGAGATTGCTTATGGTGCGTACAACATGGTGCGTACTAGGAAACTAAAAACACCTGAGTCAGCATCGATGCAGTACTTTATGATGTTGAAACCTAATGTTGACCGCGTGTTAAATACGTTCAAAGAGCAATTAGGTGTAGCATCTGAAATTCAGAAGCTCAAAGAATTGCCGATTGAGGAACAAAGCAGTCGGGCTTACCGCACAGCAAACAAAATGGTGTGCCAGTCCTGCTCATTCCGTGACATGTGCTCTACTGAACTGATTGGTGGCAACACCGAACTAATGATGAAAACTGAATACAAAATAAGACGACGCCGCGTAATCGGCGCAACAAATGAAGGAACAAATAATGTCTAATCGCCTTGATGAAATAATGTCGAGAATGGCTGACCTCGGTACGGAAAAGGTTGCTAAGAATCTAATGGCAATGCTGTATGGCAAGCCGGGAACTGGCAAAACTGTCCTGTCTGTCGCTCTGGCAAAGAAAATTGTTGGGCCGAAACAAAAAGTGCTGTACATTGACACCAAAGAGGGCTGGGTTTCTTTGCAAAACCACGAGTCTTTGTTGGAAGATGTTGTGCGCATGAACTATCAGAACTTCTCTGACTTTGCGATTATTGCTAACGCGATAGCTAAGGGAGAGAGGGGTCTTGAAAAGGTGGGGGCTGTCGTTATTGATGAGTTCTCCACTGCAGCTGACATGCTTCTGGACGACTTGTTTCGTGAGGACATTGGCGCGTTGAAGGATGAAATTCCGACAGTCGCCCTTGACCCTCGCCTGTACAAGCCTTTGGGTGATGCGTGTCGTAAGGCTGTTGAGATGTTCCAGAATCTGTCGGGGGTTCACGTTATCCTTGTCGCACATGAGCGTGAGGTTGTTGACCACCGCAAGATGAAGGTCACTAGGCCTGGGTTTACGCCCAAGAACAACGATGGGTTGCAGAAGCTGATGCATGTCACAGCCCACGTCACCAATGAAATCAAAGGCATTGGTAAGAACACCACCTATGAGCGTCAGGTGCAAGCGCACCCGTCAGCTTTGGTGGATGCTAAGTCACGTATCGGTGGCTTGCCCCTAATGACTTCACCCGAGGATTTTGTCGCTGTTGTGGCCAATTGGCTCAGCGATGACACCAGAGGTGTTGTAGCCGAAGCTAAAGAATTAGCTGCGGATAATCTGCCTGATGAAGGCGTGCCCGTATCCGAGGAGTATTTCGAGGATGACGAGCCCGCGTTCGTAGGCGAAACTAACTGATAACTGAAAGGTAACAAACTAATGGGACTGCTTGATGAGTATGGAATTGATACGTCTGAAGCAACAACTCCGTCATACGAAATGGAGGATGGCATCTACGAATTTACTTTGGGAGATGTCTACGTAAAGCAGGGAAGCCAGGCTTACCCTGACCGTTCATGGGTCATCGTCGAATACTTGGTTGGCGATGAGGGCAAAAAGAACAGCGAACTGTTTGAGCTGCCCGCAGACCCTGAAAACCTCACTGACCGTGAGCGTCAGAAGCTGGGGTACTATGTCCAGCGGATGCTCGACCTGGGTGTGGCTCGGGACGAAATTAACGATGTGGACCGGGACGACCTTATTGGCGCACGAGGCACCTTGCAGCTGTATAGCACTGCCGGTAAGGGCAAGAACGCTGGTAGGATGTTTCAGAACATTAAAAATGTGAAGGTCTCCAAGACTTCTGAGGCTCCTCAGCCAGCCCAGAAGACTGCCCGTCAGACCGCAGCTAGTAATCCTTTTGCATAACTAGCTTGACGGGCGTTGGTGGCCCCGGAGGTTTCCTCTCTTCCCTCCGGGGCCGTCCACTCACACTAAGGACAAAAATGACTGACGCTACAACGGAACTGCGGGAGTTCTACAACTACATTTGGGGTGTCGAGGCGAGTAGCCCGAACACAACCTTTGTTTACCTGCCTGTCGAACACGACAGTAAGTGGACACCATTCATGTTTGAGTGGCCGCGCCAACGGGAGGGTGTTGTCCGACACACGCTAAAGTGGTCGGCTATCAAAGCTAACGTGTTTTACTCACCTGCCTTGTTTAAGGTGGCTAACCCGGCCAAGGATAATGTTCTTGGTAGCTGGGTTTTGTGGGTAGACTTCGACGGTAATGCGCCCGCGGAATGGGCGCAAGAAGCGGAGGACGGCAAGATGTTTGTGCCTAAGCCGACACTGATTGTTCAGTCGTCGATTGAGGGACACCAGCATTGCTATTGGAAGTTAGATAACTTTATTGACGAGATTGACGTATTAGAAGACAGAAACAGGGCACTTGCTTACGTGATGCATGCGGATACATCCGGCTGGGACGCAGACCAAATTCTTCGACCCATTCGTACCACTAATCACAAACGGAATATGCCCGTCATTGTGAAGGAGTGGGAACGTGAAGATTGAGTACAGTCTTGAAGACTTTGCTCACATATCCTCTGCGAGAAAGATTGTTAGCACTGACCTAGTGCTGGGCAACCTTCCATCGTTGGAAGATGTGCGAACACTGGCTAACTGGACACCTGAGCTGCTGAGTAAGTTCAACAGGGACCACAAGTATTTTGAGGGACCTCCGAAGAAGGATAGGTCTGCGGCTATGTCTGAGCTGGCCCACATGGGGGCTGAGCTGGGCTGGTCGGACGAAAATATAGCTACTGTACTATATGACTCTGATGACCGTTGGGGTAAGTACAAGTATCGTCGTGACCGTGATAGGCGCATAACGGACTTCATCAACAGGGCTCGACAGAAGCATGGGTATAACTCGTTGCAGAATGTTGACCTGACTCGGATGATTGAGTCTGCTAACCAGACCACACCCATCATGGGTGAGTCGAAACTTATTTATGGTTACCAGGATTTTGTGGACGCTGAGTTCAAGATTGAGTGGATACTGGGCGGGCTCCTGGCCCAGGGAGGCTTTGGACTTATTGCGGGCTACCCCGGTACAGGTAAGACGCAGTTTTCTATCGCTCTTGGGGCTCACATGGCTTTAGGGACCAAGAAGTTTCTTACCTGGGACAACGTGGCGGGCAAGAAGAAGGTGCTGTTTTTGTCGTTGGAGATGTCGGCCGCCCCATTAAATCATTTTATGGGCACCATTGGTAAGGCGTATGAGGATAAGAACACTCTGAACCGTAACTTTCTGGTCGCCCCGTTTGGCACACCTATCAATCTTGACACGCCCGAGGGCCAGGTTTTCTTTAACCAGATTATGAATGACCATATGCCAGACATTCTCATTATCGATTCGTTACAAAAGATTAGTTCTAAGGAGTTGACCGACGAGCAGGCTGTCAAGACCCTTATCCACTACCTTGCAACGGTGCGAGCCAAGTACTCTTGCGCCATGATTATGATTCACCACAACCGCAAGAAACCCAATGATGGGCAGAAGAAGGGTGTGGAACTGTCGGATGTGTACGGCTCAACCTACATCACCACCGACGTCGACTTTGTGGTGTCACTCAAGACAGTAGACGGTAACCTGTTGCAGGTTGACACGCTGAAAAACCGGCTTGGTGCTACCTTCGAGCCGTTCAGTATCACCCGAGACCCAGAGAACCTGAGCTTTACGACAGACTTGGGTAACATCTTCAACCAGTTTGCGAAAGACAATGACATCAAACTTTGACGACATTAATGAGGAAAGCCTGCGCGTCCTAAAGATTCTTTACGACAACCCCGGCTCAGTTATCGCTGTGGACACAGAAACGACAGGGCTCAGCGTGGCCATAGGCACAGACACCTGCATTGGGGTAAGTGTCGCAGCAGTTATCAACAACGAGCCAGTAGCCCACTACTTTCCTACCAACCATAAAGTTGGTGAGAACGTCAGCAAATCAACTTTAGAGAAACTAAAGTATGTGCTTGAAAATAAAAAGAACACCCTGTTGTTTGTGAACGCACAGTTCGACCTGCTGTCGCTTGAAACAATCGGAATTATAGCTTCAGAACTATATTTTGTGGACATCCCCACAATGGCGCACCTTATCAACGAAAACAAGCCTTACAACAAAGGGTTGGATTCTTTGGCACAGTTCTATTTGAAAGACCCCGGCAAGCTGAAAGACCCCGAGCTGGACAAAGAAAAGAAAACAGGTTGGGCTAACACTACCTGGCAGAAAATGTGGTCGTACGCACTGAAAGACGCCGAATTGACGTGGCGTTTGTACCACCACCTGCAAAATATGTCCGCTTGGAAAGATTTACCAGCAGAGATTTGGCCACACAAACAAGACCTTATCCGTGTTCTTCTGTCGATGAAACGACACGGTGTACGGATTGATGTACAACTTGCCCAAGAATATGTACAAAAGGGTGAGGAGGTCATGGCTCAAATGGAAAAAGCTTTGGGTGTAAACCCTGCAAGCCCGAAGCAGCTGAAAAAGTTGCTTATTGATGACATGGGGTTGCCGGTTGTAAAGACTAGTAAACTTACGGGTAACCCTAGTTTCGATAAGCAAGCCATGTTAGCGTATGATTCGATGCTGGAAAAGCTCAAAAACCCTGTCGCGCAGCAGATTAAGACCTTCAGAGGCTGGCAAAAAGCCGTCAGCGCCGCGTACAAGCCCTATCTTGACCTAGTTGATACCGATGGTCGGCTTAGGTGCAGTTATCGCCTACACGGGACTGCTACGGGGCGTCTTTCTTGCGCTGAACCCAATCTCCAACAAATACCCAAAGCATCCGACAAAGCTTGGAACGGCAAGGTCAAAGAGTGTTTTATCGCTGAAGAAGGGCACGTTCTCCTCAACGCAGACTTCTCACAACTCGAACTACGCCTCGCCACAGCCTACGCAGGAGAAGAAGAACTCAAAAAGGTATTCAACGAAAACCGAGACATCTTCACCGAAATGTCCAAACAACTAGGCATAACCAGGCACGACACTAAAACCCTTGTCTACTCCATGCAATACGGGGCCGGAGAACAACGCATCATGGACGCCTTTGGGGCAACCAAGCAAGAGGCCAAAATGATTCGCCAAAACTACTTCAGCACCTACCCAGACTTTCGCAGGTTCAACGAACGCTGCACAAACAAAGTCGAAGAAGCGGGGCGCATCAAAATCTGGTCAGGTAGGGAACGACACTTTGAGAACAGAGGAGAAGCCTACAAAGCTATGAACAGTGTCATTCAAGGCGGGGCCGCAGACATTGTTGAACGCATCATGGTCAAATGTTTTAAAGAACTAGAAGGGCCAGAGTGTCGAATGTTGCTACAAGTCCACGACTCCATTACATTTGAAGTTAAGGAATCAGTAGTACCCCAATACATTGAAAAGATACGAACAATCATGGAAGACGTCAACGCCGTAACAGGTGATGTTGACTTCGATGTTCGATTTGCAGTCGAGGTAGATTACTGGGTTCCACAGGAGGGCGACAAATGAACATCATCTACGAATGCGGCCACTGCTCTTACATTGACAGTGACCGGGAAATGGCTGAAAACCATTGCCGAGATAGCCAGTCGACACTATGGTAATCAGCGTTGACCCAGGAGACACCACAGGTATCGCCTACTGGACAGACAAAGGCGAACTCATTGAAAAAGAAGCCCTCGACTTTGATGCGCTAATAGAAAGAGTAGAAGCTCTCGAAGGCGTGACCGTCATAGTGTGCGAAGACTATCGCCTACGGCAAGGGAAACAGCTTGTGCAGACAGGCAGCAGGTTCCCCGCAGTCCAAGTCATCGGAGCCCTCAAAGCCTACGCGAAACGACACAAAGCAAAGTTTGTCATGCAGGATGCCTCAGTGCTTACTGTTGCAGCCCTACACAGCGGGGTCAAACGCCCCAGTGACCACAGCAAAAGTCACTCCGTAGACGCCTACAATCACGGCTACTATTACTTTGAAACTAAGGGACTGCTTCAGCCGAAACCTCTGTGATAAGATTTATTGTTGCCCCGGTTACCGTCCTAGCCGGGGTAGCATTATTTTCAGAGAGTATCTAAACGGTCTTCAACTCTTTTGATAGCGTCCTTCAGGCTAGCCCCGCCGTTAGTTTTAACTTCCTGCTCAACATTAATCAAACGCATTTCAAGCGTGTCAAGTTTTTTGTCGATGTGTTGAAATCGTTCAGGCAACTCAGTAATAATTTCAACAGTTTTAACAACACTAGAAATAAACGGCCACATCTTAACCAAGGCGGCAATGGATACGATAGTAAGAAAAATGAACCAAATAAGTGGTCCATAGTCCATTAAAAACTGGTTAGCTTGTTGATTATCCACGTTACCTACTCAAGAATGTGTCTACGAAACTTTGGCTTTGTTCTTCGCGTGCCGCCGCATTACGCGCCTCAATTTCCGCAAAATTAATGTAACTAGACCTACTGTAGTTACGTGCACCCAGTCCCGTCAACCAGTTAAACGCACTAAGCCCCTGGTCAAGCAATGTTTTACTGCCAGAAGCCACCTGTCGTTGAGGTTCAAACCCGCCGGTAACGCTGCGACCAGTGATGTTCGACACATAGTTTACGCCTGGGATTGACGAATCAATAAAATCGCTCATGTCCCTAATGGGGGCTTGGCTGCCCAAACGCGAACCAGCCATAATTTCAATAGGCACCCGGATAAACGGGTTAGTCATTTGAACAAGTCCCTCGACAGGGCGAGGTATAAGTTGGTTGTACACATCAAGAATGGCAAAACCAGGGTTTGCCGAAATATAATTGTTATTAAACTTAAACTGGGGTCCAATCATTTCTTCTGTCAAGAAACTAGGAAACATTTGGTCTTCGGGGAATGGGTAGTAAACAGAATGAGGGTCTTGTCCCATAGCAATAGCAAGGTTAAAGCTAGCTTTGGGAATAGCTGTAATGGTTCTTGCCGGGTTCATAATGCTTGCTTCAAGCAAAGCAACTGTTGCTGGTTTAAACCAAGAATAAAACGGTATAAGACGGCGCATGTATTTTGTTTCAAACGCTGCCAGCGAGGCTGCGTTAGGGTGATATTTTAAAGCGCTTTCAATAGCAAACTGCCACGCCTCTTCAAGATTTTTGGGGTACTCAACACGCCCAATACCGCGAACAATGGGTTTGCCATCAGCCATTTGCATCATGGCCTGTATCGCATGGGCGGCGCGTGCTTTGTGCTCAACAAATTGTGAAGCTCCCAAAGCTATTTTTTCAACCCGGCCACCGCGCTTAGCCAAAGTCAAAGTAGCAATATTAGCTGCGACGTCAACACCTTTAGCAAAACCACTAGCTACAACGTCATCGTCAAAGAAGTCTTCAACAACCCTACCCACATCAAACAAGTTTTCTTCCATACGCCTAAACGCATCATCAGCGTCAATGCTGAACTTGCTTCCGGAATAAAGTTTTTCACCAGTTTTAATTGCTTCTTCGCCGTCAGCTTTTAAAGCAGCCCACATGTCAACATCAGTGTAATTTTTACGTAAAGCCAGCAACCCGTAAGCTTTATTTTCCGCCAAAGCAAATTTGGATGCGCCCAAAGCGGCAAAGCGAAGCGACTGCCCACCTATTTCGTTACGGATGTGGTGACCTGGGCGGATAACAGTAACAGCGTACTTCCACGTGTTCAACAATTTGTCTAGGTAAGTGTTTGTAAAATCTCCAATGGGACCTTTAAGGCTACGGCTTGTGCGGAAAGAAACGTCTAATGCTGTAAACATTTCCGCAATCTCGGGTGCAACATACATATTTGCGGGCAGCACCCCACCAAAATATGAGTTACCTTCCGACACCAGTTTTACAAACCCAAGTTGTTTAGCTTTAATTGCATTGTCGGTACCAAGCTTAATGCCTTTAGCGTAATCAAACATGTTGTCTACAAAAGAAACTTTCGCCGCCAACTCATACATGGCAGTCTGAATAGATAGCATAAACTGGCGCGGGTCAGTAACCTTCCAACTACGCCACTGGTCCATAGCCGCAAGCAACTTAGCCATCTCATTTACTTCTTGAACAGAACCAGTCGGCACCATCTTCGTAGCCGCATCCTGATAAATCTTCTTTACTGAATCCTTCGCAGCTAAGTTAGCGTCAAAGAACGAACCGCTCTCCGGCAAACGAGCAAAGTCATCACCCGTCTTACCCAAAACAGCGTGCTTCATAAACACGATATTCAACTGGTCCAAAGCCGCCCCCGTGTGCAACAAAGAAGTACCCAAAATAGAATTTAAAAACTGGTTCTCACTACCAGCTTTGCCCGTAACATCCAACACGTTACCCAGCTGACCCTCTAAATCAGCTTTAGCCGCAGCCAACACAGTATCCGCAGGAGCATCACCACGTTTCTGAATCAACTCCAAAGCAGCATTAAGAACAGGGGTTTTACCAGCCACCTGAGTATTGTACGCAGGGTTCAGGGCAATAGCTTTAACCTGCCTAGAAATCTCGTCCTTAAACTTTCGTGCCCTCAAACCAAACGACTTAATGCCAATACTTCCAGCAACGTGGTTAGACGCATCCATCCGATAAACGGCACTAAAAGCTTGCATAAACCTTTGAGCACCCGTCTGCACAACGCCGTAACCATCAGCAATGTTACGCATAGCAATAACCTCGTCAGCTGCCAACAAATCCTCGGGGCTATAAGCTTCCGGATTAGCCTTAATTTCTTTAGCGGCAGCCTGGGCGTTAGCCTCGTTCTCGTCATAAACTTTTTTGTCCTCACGAGCCTTCTGAGCACGAGCCTTATCGACATCCGCTTTACTACCCGTAGCAGTCGCCTTAGAAATCTTTTCAGCCGACCTAGCCGCCTGCGTAACTGTCGTAGGCACAGAGTTATCCATGATGCCCTTGAGATAAACAGAGGCCGCCTCGGTACCATCAATGTTTTTAATGTAATCATCCACAATGTCATCAGTGCGATTAACCGCCCGCAAAGCACCGGCCCTCGTAACCGGATTAGACATCAAATCAACCAAGTTGCGCGAAATTTCGGGCAGCAAAGTATTAATCTCTGTTTCCATCCGAGCAACGTACTGACCCGTTCTCAACGTGATTACATCATCAATGTTTGGGCTCGCCGCAAACAAAGCATCCACAATGTTTTCAGCAGCCGCATCGCTACTCCACTCGTAATAATGACCAACAAGACGATTATTGGTCCCTAGGTTAGGCTTCAAAGTAATACCGGGAGGGGTGGCTGGCCTATTAGCGCCACGCGAATGCCCAAAAATAGCTTTCTTATTACCACCAGCTAACCAGTTATCAACAGCTTTACCACCACTACGGGTGGTACCCGACCTCAACACATCCAAAACCTGCTCACGTGTGCCGCCCTGACGCATAGTAATCAAAGCATCCGCAAGACTTGTTCTCGACACGCCACTATTTGCGTTAAAGAACACCAGCTGTAGCCACCTGCGGTGCATGGCGCGGTCCGTACCGGGTACGCGGGTGGCTTCCAAACCCGCGTCTAACAAACGGTACATATCCGTAAACCGCAAATGCTCAATAACCCTAGGTGCACCCATAGCCTTCAAATCAAGAGTAATTGGCACACCCTTACCCGTAAGGAAGTCCTCACCGGCTTTACCCGCCGTCAGCACATAATCTTCAATTGCATTAGCAATATCAAAACCTGCATAAGCCTGGTAGTTTTTCTTATTAATGTATTTGGGTAACCGGCCCCTGTAAATAACATTGCCCAAAACATCTCGCTGAATTGTGCCCTCCAAAACCATAGGAGAATCAGCCCCCCTGCGAAGAGGAAAACCAGCAAACATAACACGGGCACGCTTAGACAAGCTAGTCCAATAATCATTTTGGACATATGTGCCATACAAATCTTTAATTCGAGCATCCCCAGCACCGTACTTCAAATCAGTAAGCAACAATTCGCCATCATACATTTCATACTTATATTTCTTAGTCAAGAAGCTGTCGGTAAAGTTACGAAGCGCCGCACCCAAAGCATTTTTTATACCCGACATAGCATCATCAACCATTCGAGGGCTGTTCTTCAAATTAGTGGCGCTCAAATCTTCCTGCAACCGGCGAACAAAATTTGGGTCTTCGCCCAACGTCTCCGCAGCAACCGACAAATTCTTAGTGTGTTGCCCCGTACGCAACACACTAATACGCTCCGCCAAATCATCCTGAGCAGCCCGCAACCGTTTCGGAGTAATATTAAAACGAGCCAACAACTTAGCCTCAGCAGAATTAGACCGCACAAGACCCATCGCCTCAACAACACCAGTACGCGCCAAAACATTCTGCGAAGCATCCAAAAACTTAGCCATACGTTCAGGCTTCATACGACGCATCGAATTAAACAACTCGGAGCCCAAAACAAACTCCGCGTTAACCCGCTCCGTACCAGCCATCTCCGCCAAACGCACCACAGCCGCCGCCGCACCATCCAACACCTCAGCTTCTGGCACAACGCGGCCCACAATGTCTACGCGCTGACCAGCCCGAATACCCGCAACATGCCTCTGATACAACGGGTTAAGAACATCATTAACAAACGAATCTTGGTGCTGAGCAAAAAACGCATCCTGTTTTTCTGCGGGCAAGTTATTCAACTTAGTAACAATCTCTTGCAGGTTACCCTGTTTCAAAGTTATGTTAACCACCTTTGCCACTTCGGGGAAGTTTTTAAATTCATTCATCCACTCGTTAAAACTAAGCTCCCGCTGAGGAGCAGGAGTCGAAGAAACAATTTTTTCCATCTTCAAACTATTAAGAAAAGAAACCATCTTAGTTTTAAGTAAAGGCTTTTGACCAGAAATTAACTTGGTAGTGTCGACAGAAGCCCGCAACGCAGAACTAAACGTCTTACTAGGCAAATCACCTTTAGCAACCGAATCCGCAATAACATCAGCTGCTTTTAAAGATGCTTGCGCAGGAGCCGGATTGTTATTGGGAATGTCACCCAAGTTTTGTACAGGAGACTGGTTATTGCGAACAGAGTCTATAACCTCTTCAACAGGCTTGCCCGTAACTACAGCGCCTTTAGTTGCCTCAGCCGTTTTGCGGGAACCCAAAACTGCTTTAGTACCCGCCGTAGTAGCTTTCGCACCGCGGGTAACGAGTTGCACACCCTTAGCAATCCAGGCGGCGGGAACCCAAGTAAGTGGGTCTAAAGCAATGTCGCCTTGAAGACCATAGGCACCTTTAGTTATTGGGTCTACGTTATCTTCCGTATCAACATAATTAGGGTTGTTCCTGTGGTAAACATCTTTAGTTTTTTCAATAAGGTCGGAAGTGTAATTTTTATTTTTACGGCTTTGAGAAAAAAAACCTGTAAGTGGTGAGATGGCCAAAGCTCCTAAAGCTTGAATACCCTCCCCCTCAGCAAAACGTTCCGGCAAATCCAAAGCTTTATCTGCAATGTTAGTAACCGCATACAAAGGTCTACTAAGAAAATCATTAACGCCCCCTAAAACACCCATTTCAGGTTCTTTAGGCGTGCTTGTAAAACCACCTGTTGAGGGCGGGTTTGATGGCCCTAAAGTAGTACCGATACGTTCTTTATACTGGTTATAGTATTTAATAAAATCGTTAGGTGGTGTGGTCTCCGCCATTTAAACTCCTAGCCAAATAAATTAGTAAACCAGTTACCTGAAGACTGTGCGGGGGTTGCGGGTGCCTGCCCACTAATTACAGCATTTGCTTGAGCCTGGGCCTCAGTGAATGATAGCTCCCCGGTTTCCATTAACCTAAAAGTAAGGTCAAGAGCGTCTTGTCGTTCGCGGTTACCCTGCTCGCGTTCCCACTGAACAAAATCAATACCCCGACCCTCAGCACCCGCCGCTAACTGAGCCTGCTGGTAAGCAGTCAAAACATCCCGGGCACTACCCCCACCGCCCCCAGAACCAGCCATGCGGCCCTGCTCCTCCATAAGAATAGAATCATTCAAACGTTGCTGCAAAGCACCCAAAATAGCTGAATTCATCTCAGTGCCCTGCTGTTGAGCAACCTGAGCCATCTGAGAACCAAAACCAGAAGCCGCAGAACCAAAACGCTCATTAGCTGCCTGACCACTAGCACGGCCCTGCTCAAGACCCGACACTGCTTGTGCCTGCGCCAAAGCCATAGGATTAATAACTTGTGGGGCGGAGGCCTCAATGCCGAGGCGGGCCATTTGGTCTGCGGCCTGTTGCTGCGCAGAACCAAAAGCGTCAGCCACATTGCCAGTGGCACTGTCGTAAACATTACCAATGCCCTCATTAGCGCCACCGTAAATACCTGAAATGCGGTCCACGTTAGCACCAGCTTGGTCAGCTAACTGGTTATACATTGCCTGAATACGTGCGTTAAGCTCACCCGCTTGACCTATAAGAGCTTCCCTGTAAGGCCCATAATTGGGTCCCGCAGGGGCCCCTCCCCCGACACCACCAGACACGGCTTCGCCACCAGACATGGCTTCGCCACCAGACATGGCCTCTGCTTGCCGTGCGCGATTAGCATAAACACGGTCATTGTCAGCCCTACCAGAAGCCTGAAAAACTGCTGCCTGAGCAAGTTTTTGGGCAACACTTAACTCTGGCGGCACAACTTCTGGCAATAAGCGAGGGCCAAAACCCCCTAAATATGTGCCTCCCTGCAAAGCAAACCTTCTACCACCAACGGGGGGTCGCGGCGGCGGCGGTTCCCCTAAAATATCCCTCCATTGCTCCTCAATAGGGGGGGGAGAAGCGTCCATGGGCCTTGTACCGCCACCCAAAATTCGGGTATTACCCACTTTTACATCTTTACCCATTAAAAACCTGCCCCACCAGCAGCCGCAATAGCCGCCCTCATCATTGCATCACGCTGAGCAGACTGCTGACGCTCCTGAGACTGCGTACGCTGCTGAGCAACCTCAGTAGCAAGGTCCTGACCAAACCGGCCACGAGACGTCTCCATAGCAGAAAGCTGCTGGTTAAGCTGATTCTGAAACTCACCAAAAGTTTTAGCAAAATCACTAGAACGCAAAGTACCGCGCCCAGCGAACTCATCACGCAAACCACGAGTCCCACGAGCTGCGGAACTGTACGGGTCAAACTGGCCCTCAATGTCAAAAGCGCCTGCGATGGGGGGGACAGATACTGTCGGGGCCCCACCCATTTCAGCACCATCACCAGCACCCATACGTGACATTGCCTGTGGCTGGTTCATTTGTTCAAGAATGTTAGGCATTGCCTGGAAACCCGTAGCTGGGCGGTAACCCATACGGCCCAGCCCGGTGCTGAAGTCTTGGCCGTAGCGTTCGCCGCGGGTTTGTGCGCCGGTCTCAAAATCTTGTAGGGCGCGTTGGATTGAGGCGATTTGGGAGTTGTAGGCTGCGTCGCGGAATTCAATTGGCCCGCGAGAAATGGAAGGTTGTGTTACTGTTGGTGCTTCTTGAGGTTGGATAGCTCCCAATTTACGGGAGCCCAATTTACGGGAGCCCTGAGTAGGTGGTTTGCCGGCGGGAGCCGGAATACCAGTAGTGTAAGGTGTACCAAAAATATTGGCACCCAAGTTATTAGTGGCACCAGGAGAATATTTAAATTTACCGTAAATACCGGCACCCAAGTTATTAGTAACAGAAACCATAATATTCTCCTAAGAAGAAGCTTGTCCCGGAACAGACGACAAACGATTCATCATAGCCCGCTCACGAGCCTTCTTTTTCATCTCTTCACTATCCCCATACGCAGCTTTCTGAGGAGCAAGACGATTACCCATACTAGAAGTGTCTCTATACATTAGTCGTTAATCCTTTTCATAATGGAATTACCCCTGGCCGCAGCCATATTGTCAACAAGGTTAGGGTACGGCCTACCAGCCGCCTTAGCCCTAGACTTAGCACCAGATTTCTGGGCAGGCGTCAAAGACTTCCGTTCGCCAGCAGGCTTCGGGTTCTTTGTGTCCCACACTTCTGGGGCCATTATCCTAATCTCCTCATCAAAGCATCCCGTCTAGCAGCAGCTTTAACGTCTCGTTGTTTGTATCCGGCCTTATCAGTTACTTTACCAACAGTAGGCATAGGACGTCCACTCCCGTAATGCTTTTTTCCGGCAGCATACGGGTTGAACCCTCCCCCACCCTGAGCGGGGGAAGAGTAGTCTTTCCGAAACCTGTTCACTACGAAACTTCCTTGGTCACTGTTTGCTTAGGATTTACGTACGTTGTCAATGAAAATAGTCTAACAGGTGCTTCAGTTAGGGACCCGTTGGTAGTAAATCTGACTCGAAAATAAATCTGGCGGAAACGCAACGATTTAAGAAATTTGACAAAGACTCTGCGGAATGTGACAGCGGATTCTGTGACAGACGTGTTGATGGGGGGACTACCATCTTGCGGGCTACCCCACGTGTACTGCAACATAGAGCCCCAAGTTTCTTCATTAAACAGGGTTTGCCACGACACACTGAAACTTTGTGTGATGGGAACCGCGGTGCCTACGACAGTTCCCTTAAAGGAAGCATCCAAGCCCCACCAAAACAGGCGCTTAAATATGGAGCTTGCCTGGTAGTTAAAGTTCTTGGTTTGAATAAGGCAGTCCATGGTTTCTTCAACAGAGCCGTATTCGTCAGTGATTTGTAGCAGAGTAGCTACGCGAGAACCTCCTGTAGGAACTAAAGTATTTTTGTGACCCAAAACAACGGATTTGTCGGTGTTGTTTGAGCGGGTGTAAAACTGCCCAAGTGAGCCATACACACTAGATTTCCAGATAGTCCACGACCTTGTGCGCAGGTTGTACACAAATACTTTGTCAAAATAGGTAAATAGGATGCGCTGGTTAAACTCTGACACGGCGTAAGGCAAATAAATGTTTGTTGTAGTGGTGGGCAAAAACGGTACTTTTACGTTGATTTGTGAGGCACGGTTGTTCACAAACTCGTACGCCTTGTTTTCGTACATAAAGTAAATGTACGTCTCAAACTGGGCTAACGAATCCTTTGAGTTTAACCCCACCTTGGGGATAATCAATGACACAACAGCTGCCGCCGGGTCAGACGTGTACTGCAAACCATACGTAGACTCGGTACGGAAAATGATGAGCGTGTTGAAGTACACAACCAACTGCACAATGTTCTGGCCGTCACCAGAGCCAATGTCAACAAAGTCGTTACTTACCTGCCAAAGGGAAGGGTCGGCAAGGGTACGAGACCTGTACAACCGGGTGCCCTGGTTAGTGCTGTCTTTACCCTCAGAAATCCACAGGCGTTCCTTAAACGTGACAATGCACTCGCCTTTAGGCATGTTATTGTCGGTAACAAACCCGCCAATAGGTTCCCAATAACCGCCGAAGTTTGTCGAACCAATAGGGGCGGTAAGCCAAGCCTTGTCATCAAACTGCACAAACCCTGCCGCAGCCATCGTGTTAGTAATAAGAACCCAGGCAGTGCCATCAAAATAGTAGGTGCTGTCTTTGCCGTCCGAAGCAATAAGATATGACACGCCAGCGGGGGTAAAAAAGTTACCAAGAAAATCTATGTTACCCGTACTATCTAACGGAAAATTAATTCCCAAATTTTCAATAGGTGGCCGTGATTTTAGTGAACCATCCAAGTCCAGTTCAAAATTTTCACAAACCGTTAGCTCATTGTCAGCAATGGCCGTAGCATCACTGAACGTGTTAAGACCACCAATAAACGGGCCTACCTGTATGGGTGCGCCTGGCATGACCGCTCCTAGTAAAGTTCAAACGTAATAGTAGTCTCATACGTCATGGTAGCTGCCTGACGTTCCGTCTCCCCACGTTCCGCAACCGAAGAACTATACTCGGCTTGCTTCACAGCTACCATTTCCGGGTTTTCGTCCATCTCATAAGCACGCATTAAAACATAGTTACACACGTCAGTAAAGCAATCGTCAGGTACCGCCAAAAGGTCACCAACACTTGTAGTCACAAGTGTTGGTTCCGCCGTATAACGCAACAGCATCGTGTAAACTTGCCCAGGTGTAGGCCAAAAAATAATTTTCCCAGCCCACTCGTACCAAAACTGGGGGGCACCAATCTCTAAACCTTCCGGGTCAGCCAAAGAAATAGACTCTTCAGCCTGCGAAATAGGAATATTACCAATACGACGACCATTGAGAAGAATCGACGCAATCGAATCAATGGGCGGACTGATAGCTGCCAAACTGTACGTGGCTTGCCCCGCAACAGTGGCCATTGTGTCGGTAGCTTGTAACACCTGATTTTGTACAGCAATATCCGTTTGAGCTTCGTTAATCCAACGAGCAATATCATCGTTAGTTAGCTGAACCCCCGACTCATCACCAAAAGCCCGTTTGACCTGTGCGTAAACATCACCAACGGTTTTAGTGGGGGGGCTGTAGCTCATCGCTCAAACTTCTTTCCATCATGCTTAACAGTGTGGAGCTTATTCCGCCCCCCGTTTATTAGAAACGCGCCATATTCGATTCTATCCTCTAAATCATCTTCTTGTCTTTTGAAATCTAGAAGTTTTTTGGCGTTTTCTTCAGATTCAATGCGTTTCAAAATGTTTTTAGCCCCGTGGCGTACCACGTCACCGTCAAACAACCAGGCAATAACTTTGTGTGGAGCTTTCATGTCCTCTTCCGACAGGAAACGCACCGCGTATTCAGATAGATTATCTGGCTTGTCCATAATGGCCCAAGGATGCTTTTTTTCTTCGGGTGTTGCGCGTTTAGAAACAGGGATATAAACGAGGCTGTAAGTGGGTTTTAGGTCTTTTAATACTTGCGCAAAACGCACATGGTCGTCACTGACGAATTCTCCAAGGTCGGAGTTGTACACGCTGGGAGATTGTCCTAAGTATGTTTCCATAGCTTTAGTTTAGCTTATACCCCGGCTAAAGCCCCCCACGTAACGGGGCCCGTAAAAACGTCACTAGCATTTTCCCACCCGCCAGACGTACCGTTGTACTTCAAAACCTGTCCGTTAAGGGGTGTGTCGATTTCGACAGTAAGAATCTCTTTGCCCGCGTTGTCAGCATAGAAACGGTACTCGTAATCGGCAAGCGACAAACCATCGGGCAGTTCCGATGCGGCCCTGTAAAAAAGAATTTTGTTTTCCATATTTTTATTCTACCTTTAAGAAGTGTCGTCAACAATAATGGCCTGACCCCATTATAGGGCCAGGCCATCACTATGGCGAGAGCGATTTACGCTTCGAGAATGTCCTCGATAACACCGTGGCTGTTACGACGGTCAGTACCAATTTCGTGGTACTCAACCATGCGAGCGTAGTAAGCGTCGTAATCTCCGTTGGAGTCACGAACCTGCTTCCACATGGAACCATCCTTGTCCAGAAAGTGCCATTCTTCGTCACGGTAGTAGGTAATAGCATCCTCGTTGACATACCACTGCTTGTTCAGTGGTGCATCAGTATCTGCCACAACCGGGATTTCTCCACGGTCAGTGGTAAATGCGAGGCCGGAGAATCCACCAGTGAACTCCTGCGTGTTAACCGTCTGACGCAACTGCGAAAGAAGGTTAAAGTATGCCCGGCGAACACCAAGCGACTGCAAGATAAGGGAGGTTGACCCACCCTTGGTGCGGATTGAATCCGTCATACCAATCATCAAAGCTTCTGACAGGGCACGTCCGGTTCCACCATTTGCAGAAACGGTGGCTTTCCACTCGGGCTCGACAGAAGGGTCGATGTTGTAGAGGGTACCGGAATCGTCAATAATTGCGGCGAGACCAGTCAGTTCGCGGTTACCACCAGCAGCAACACCAGAACCGCGGCGGACAATAATGTCTGCCGAAGCTGTAGCGGTACCGGGGGTAGTCGTGAAGGTAACAGTGTTAGCACCAACAGTGAGGTCCACAGAAGCAACAATGAGGCCAGTGTTGTCTACGGTGGTACCAGTCTGGGTGTCAACAACCATACCAATCTGGAACAGGCGAGCGTCAGACACGGGCACAACAGCGCCGGTGTTGGCACCAGTAGCGACACCAATGGCACCGTTACCCGAGCCATAAATTTGACGGTTCATGTCCTTCATAAGGTCATTCTTTAAACCCTCGACCTCGTTGTCCAAAGCTTTCGCAAAAGCTTTAGCATCGGTGTCGGAGAGGCTGATTGCCTGACCTGTCAGCTGAATTCCACCGTAAGCATACTTCAGACCCACGCGGGCAGCTGCATGTCCCTGCTGACCGGGGGCTGGAAGGGCTTCGGACTCGAAACGAGAACCGATACCACTGTTACGGCGGGTGTGGATTGGGAAAGTAACATACTTTCCACCTACCTCGTTGGTTACACCAGCGCCACTGCGAGTAATACGCTTCAAAGCGACAATTTCGTTGCTAAGCTGCTCGCGGATACGACCCTGGTACACCTCCTTGAGGTATGACTCAATTGTTGCAAGAGTTGCGGGCATTGCATTTCCTTTCGGTTTGAAAGGAGATTAAACCTTGGATTACCGATTCTGCTCAATTGATGAAGCGATAAGACTTTGCACATCGTTTCGTGACAATTGGCCGAGCGGTTTTGCCTGCTGTCCTCCAGGCATGCCTCCCGAAGTGGGAAGCAATCTTGGGGCGTTATCTCCTGGTCGCGGTACTGCGCGAATTCGGTTTACTGTTTTATCAACATACTCTTGAGCAACATCAACCAATTTGGTTGTTTTGCCAGTGCTTTGAAGCTGAAATGCCGCCCGCATCAAAACTTCACGCACATCGTCTTCAGAAAAATCTGGATGTGCTTGCTTGAGTGTGCCAATTTCCTGTTCAAGTGCTGTGTCGGCTTCCTGCTGAATCCGCACGTTCTCTTGCTGGGCAAGAAAATCTTGCATTTGCTGTTGCTGTTGCTCTAGCTGTGCAATACGTGGGTCAGCAATTGCTTCACCAGACTCGTTCGTAGCTTCCTCATCATCTACCGCATTCTGTATTTCTTGTACAGTTTCCGGCATCCGACCATTTTGCTTCAGGAATTCGCCTAAAGCATTGTAAATAACTTCGGGTTCCGTATCAAGCCTTTGAGCAATTATCGCATAGTTCTGAATCTGTTCCGGTGAACCCAACTCGTTGTACTGTTTGAGTTGCTGGTTCAACGAAGAAATACGTGATTCTGCGTTTTTGTCGAAGCTTTTAAGGTCTTCCTGAATGTTATGGAAGCTAACAGGGTCGAGTTTTGAACGTAATGAATCCCAAGCAGGGTTTCCTCCCGAGTCTCCGGTTGGTTGCTGCTCAGTTGTTTCCCCTACTGGCCCTGAAGAATCTATAACCTCCGTCGAGGTTTCTGTCTCTGTACCTGTAGTTTCGTCCATCATGTTCTCCTTATCGCCGTACCCCCCAGTGAGGCCCTAGCATTGTGGATTTAATTGTACTGTATTTAGTTGTGTTGCATACCCCTACAGGCTATTAAGCCTCGGGGGTGACCTGTACTGCATACACCAAGTCGTCATAAGTCATGTTGTTCACGACTCTATCGGTGTAGGTAGTGGCGTCAAGCGCCTGAATTTCTGTTTTTAACTGTGCAACAGTCTTACGTCCGTAGTGACGAGTCACGCGGGGGGTAAGCTGAGGCGCGGTGCTGCCAATAATATCAAATGCGGGCATGGTTATACTCCTTGAGGTTGTTCAGGAGCCATATCAGGTACAGCCCCGTTAGGTGCCATCATAGCACCAGGACCTTGTTCAGGGCCAGCCTGTCCTTCGGCTTGTGGGGGCATACCCATCATCATTTGTTGCATTGCCCGTTCCTGCAAAATTTGTTTATGCATTGCAACGTGCTCAGCAAACTGGGCTTTAATCTCATCCGCCAAAATTTCGTACTCTTGAGACATACGGAACTTGTTGTGAGTTTCCACATGAACTTCGTGAATATCAAAATCATCGACAGAAATTACGGCTGGGGCTGGCATGTTTTGAATCTGCTCCATAATTGCGGGGTCTTGCATTGCCTCCGGAGGAAGACTCGCCATAATTTCTTCCATAGCCTGCATACGATACATTTCAACATCTTCAACAGTAAGCATTTTCATTTTAATGTTTTCGCGTTGCGCTTTACGCTCAGCCACATTGAGGGTATCCATGATTTTCTGAACCCCACCAAGCTCCAACATGCGTGCGGCAGCCTGCTGGTCAATAATGCCGACAGCAAACATGTCCATCACACGAGCTTCCTGAGCGGCCTTAGATTTAGCAAAACTAGAACCAGACTCAACACGAATATCAGTACCTGACGCCACATCCGCACCTTTCAACAGCATTGTGTCGAAAGCACCATCAGCGCCAATTGTGCGAATCTTACGAGGAATGTCCACATACTGTACAAACAACTCAATAGTTTGTATAGCAATCTTCTCAATACCAGCCTCAATGCTTTGGAATTGTGGAGTCAAATACTGGTTAGATGCTTCTTGCAAATACGAAATAGCTGTACCAGAAGTCACACCAGGGGGGGCACTACCCCTCGACACTTCCCGCTCACCAGAAATATCAATCCAGTCATTCAACACACGGTCCTGCTGGTCCAAATAATACTGGGGCAAAGGCGACAAAGGCAAAGGTTGTGGTGGTGCCATACCCGGCTTGTACTGAATCACCAGACCGGGCTCGTTCGTCAACTTAGATGGAACTATAGAACCCATAGGGGCAATCAACTGTGGCTTAGCCATACGCCGACCCGCTTCAGCAATTTCTGAACGGAGACCGTTGTATTCTTTCTGCAACTGCGACAGGTCCACAATGGTGCTGTCAGCGTAGAAGGTGGCTGTGGGGATGTGCTCAAACTTGGTGAACGGGTACATTTGGTGGTCGTAAGGGAACCCGTCTTTGTACATGCTGATGAGGAGGTCATCAATGCTGATGATAACCCCGCCGTTTGGCATCAGTTTGGTTGCACCAGGCTTTACCCACGTTTCGTACACAATCACACTGTCGGGAGCTTTGCTGTGACCCAAGTTTAGGTAAGCCTCATCTAATATTTGGTTGGCACTGGACGTGCTAGGAGCTAACCTAATTCCGTTTAGTTCTTTAGCGAAATAGTATTCAGCCCACTCCACCGTTTTCGTATAAGCGTTAATAACAAACGGCTGGTCCTCAATGTCTTGTTCGCGGATGTCGGGAACAAAAAGGTGAAACGGGGTGACGTGGCCATACTTAATGTCACCCATTTCACCCGACACTTTGTCCATACACGTAGTGTCCCAATGCGTTTTTAAAAAACCGTTACCAGTAACTACCGTCCACCACATCGCACGCGACATGTGCTGACGAAGCTTCTTAGCCTCACTAATAGACGTCCACGCCTGCTCAGCGGCAAACGCGGCCCTCTGGTCTTCGTCTTCACTAGAAGAAGGGATTGCTTGCACACTGGGGAAAGATGACAGCATCTTCGACATTTCCGAACGCACATAAGACCGGATACGGTTAATGGTTTTACGCTGGTGGTAGTAAGGCTTACGCGGCGTAAACAGTTTGTCTTTATACCCGTCTGGAAAATCTCCGCGAGTCTGCTCAACCCAGTGGTGACCATAAAACATTGCCATGTTGTTAAACCATTGCAACTGTTTCTGGGTGCGAGCAGTTTTAGCTTTAGACCACTCAGACTGAACCCAAGCAACCATTTTTTTGGCCTCCGCGCTTTCACGGAACCGCTCAATGTTTAACCCGTCTTCGGGGAGTTTAATTACCGTAGAATTCTGGGTCAGCCCCGGTGAGTTCTGCGAATAATTGGCGGGCTTCTTGGCCATCTACGTCGTCTCCTGCTGAAAGGTTAGGGTTTCGTTTAGCGATTCTGTCAGACTCAGCCTCATCTGACGGGTCGTAGTCCTGGTAACCACTATAATCTAAAGTTTGATTCATCGCTTGAATTTGTTGAAACGCTAGCGGGTCGCTTGACGCTATTAGTGCTTGAGCCTTTTCGTTCAGGTCTGCTAACACCTGCACTGTCTTCCGGCTTTCCTGCATCGATTCCCGCAGGTTCAGAAACTGCTGCTCCAGCAGCTGTGACATTGTTTTGTGGTGAGCCCAGTACTGCAACACCAGCAGCCCCAACAGCGTTACGACTAACGTGCTGAATAAAATTGTCAATAGCATCTTTATTTATCTCCTTTGAAGCGTCTTGGTAGCCTTTGTCGTACCATTCTTTTTTCTTGAGTTCGACAGAAACAGGTTCTTTTTCGTCGAATAGTCCCGCAATTTGCGCCATTTCGCGCAGGGCGTCTACAGAAATGTACATCCGCCCACGGTCAACAACATGCAAACTAAGGTCAACGCCGGTGTCAATGAAAGGCCCAACACCAGTTTTAGTTATCCAGCACACTCCCGGCGACATGGTGGGAGCGTCGGTTAGGAAAAATCTAGTCATTAGTAGTAGTCTCCATATCCTGCAATGACGGTAGGTCCGTCGTCGTACGCTCTGTCTTCTGCGAACTCGACGTTAGGGTCTTCTCGCATCTTCAAAAGCAATTCTTCATAGCTTAGCGTAGTTGGCGGCTCTGCGTCACTTTTAACATCAGCAACAGGCTTCAAATCAGGCCGTGTCGTAGCAAAATAGCGGGCAGAATCAAAAGCGTGGTCATCTTTTTTGTGCACAACTTCCTGCTTGTTCATCTCATACGCCATCTTGTCCGAACTGTACGACGACCAGCGCAGCTTCTTCATTTCCCGAATAAAATTGGCACAGTTACGAGAAATAACCCATTTGGGCCTGTCGGGTCCCCAACGGGTATCGTTACGGCGACGCAAATACGCCTGCATCTTCTCAATACCAACCATAACATCGTGGGGTATCCCCTCAACGTTCACGTACACCCCGTGGAGCGCATATTCTTGAATAATCGATGTGCCGGTCACCCCGTTGCGTTGACGCATCGCAGGGTCGCCCATACGCTCTACAGACTCAGGTTTACGCCCCCAACTAAGCTCCCGCTGCTTCACAAGCTGTGCGTGCTCCGACACAATCATGTTTGATTGGTAATGTTCCGCAAACGTCACAATATCTCCTGTCGGAGACACAGCATGCCACAACCACGCAGTCGGGTTATTTAAACCGTGGTCAACAGACGCATACACAGCCCAATCCTTTGGCACATCCCCAGGACCAAAATCCACTAAATACTGGTTAATGTTTTGAGCAAAGTCAGGAAACACAAGACCACTACGAGCCACAAAACTACCCTTTTCACGGATATCCCTCTCCTCTTTGTTCATGCCCATCATGTAAAAATTCATGTCATCATCATCAGCCTGAATGTACGGGTTCTGCTCAGCCGACAGGGAGAACGTATCAATCTCCTCCGCTTTACCCTCCAAAGCCGGTTCCCACAGCAAATCAAACGTCCACCCCATACCCTTAATTGGTGTGGCCGCAATCACCCAAAAACCGTTGTAGTCAATCAAACGCATCATCGACTCGTTAAAAATGTTTTGTGGAGGCTCCTCATCAAAGAAAATGCCGTGACGGGGCACACCACCCAGTTTCATCATGTCCATACCCCACGTCACAAAATCAATTGTCGAACCATTCTCAAACGTCAAAATGTAGTTAGTGGCATCCCAACTTTTAGACCAGTCGCCATCTTTCAAATATGAGCGAGGAATCCACCGTTTCATCTTCGGCAAAATAATCTGCTCAATACCTTTAGCTACGTCAACAACAACAAATCTCAGTTGAATCGGGCCAGAACCCCATGAACCAGGTCGTTTAAGGTATGGATGAGTGTCTGTAGCCCAGTAAATAGATTCCACCACCTCAGCATCCGATTTACCCCCACGGTTACCTCCAGAAATAAAACGTCCACGTTTAGTTGATTTATGAAACCGAAGCTGCTCAGGGTAAGGTTTCTCCCCATAATTCAAAATATTCGGTTTATGAATACTTTGGCCCAGCTCACTAATGGCGAGCTGCAACAGCTCTGCCGAAGTAGGTTGTCTAACTTTCGCTGGCATTATGGGGTCGAATTATCGACAGCTCCAAGACGAACAAGAATAGCATTAACCGAAATACGCCAAGCATCAGACGCCCGAGAACCACTAATCGTTTGCCCCTCAAGAATCAGCGACGAATCACCGCCATCATGAGTGTGATTACCCGGCGCGGCCTGTGTCGGGCCCGGACCCAATGTATGATGTTGCGCCTCCGCACGAGCATTCAAATCACTATTCTGATGAAAATCATCAACAACCTGGTTAGGCGGTTTCGGGTTTTCATCACTACTAAACGTACCCGGACTATTATCAGATGACAGCATAGACATAAAAACCTCCTAAATGCTTCTCATTGTACCAATAGCCACACTCTTACTGCCACGCTGCCACTTGCCACAACTCCGGCATTGGAACTTGTTATACACACCAACACTAGTAACATCAGTGCCCCTAGACTGCAACTTGTCAGACGCACAACTAATGCAACTATCCGGCCTACCATCAATAATTGCCCGGTTTGGGTGATTCTTAATCCACGGCAAAAACTTTTCATACAAACCCACAAGCAAATTTACGTCCTGAATCTGGTACTTCTTCATCTCACGCCAAGCCTTCTCATCACCCGACATGCACTTAGTCCACAAATCAAAACCACTGTGCTTAACTTTCGCACCCATACCAAGCTTCTGAGCAACATAATCAAGTTTGTTTGACGGAAACCTAAACCGAGCTTTCGCAGTACGCATCAAATCAATCTCCTTATGTGGAGACGGAGGCAACATACCATTCTGAATAAACTCCCGATACAAATGCTTCACATCAAAGCCCGCACTATTCCAACCCACCACAGCATCCGCCTCATCTAAAAGCTTATGTATAGCTTTAAGCATTGCCTCTTTACCATCATGGTGGACTGAGCTAAACTGGACTTTCCGCTGGCCATACCAGCGGGCACCAAAACAAATAACTTCTGTCGATGAGACTATTTGGTTAATTGACACGTTCTGGTCCCACAAACCCCACACATACGCCAAGTTTGGTGATGTTTCAAGGTCCAATAAAAGTATCTTCATAGTTGTCCCAACCGTCTGGACAATCTTAGCGTAAAAAGGAAAAAAATATGGATAATGTAGAAATCGTTGCCGGTGTCGTATGCCCAGTTGACCCCATGGAAGCACTAATGTGCGACAGTTGCCAATAAAAAAGGCCCATTAGGGGGCCTTTTTTATTTGCCGTCCGGCTCTGCGTTAGGAACAGCCCAAGTAGAAAAAGCCGTTAACGCGGCAAGTGCAAACGTAATCCAACTTTGTGCTTCTGCTGGTACGACAGTGATGTTTAATTCGGCGCTAAGGCCACTAAGACCTACAAGGACACTTCCGACACCCGCAATGATTGCTTTGGCGTAACCTTGTGCGCTTTTAATGGCAAAAGTTAGTTCGTTCATTAGTACTTACCGCCTTTTTTCTTAGGTCCCATTAGAATTTTCCTTCGTTAATATATTTCTGTAGTCCGGACACAGTTAGTCTACCAGGTAGTCCGTCGATACGACCATTGTAGTAACCTGCTTTTCGCAAACGTGTTTGAACAGCAGACCACGTGTTTTTACCAAGTTTGCCGTCTTCAACAAGTTTTGTAGGTTCTTGCTCTTTAAAATATGGTTCTGGGGATGTGTCGGTGCCCCATTTTTTGCTAGTTCTTACTTCAAAGTGGAGGTGGGGCCCTGTGCTGGCCCCGGTTGAGCCTGAACGGTAAATGAGTTCGTTTGTTTTAATTTTGTGGCCGACGGGGAGGGCGGTTTTGTGTGCGCCGTGGTAGTAGACGGTGTAGAGGTCGCGTTCGTGTTCGATAATGACTACGTGTCCTCCGCCTTTGGGGGACCAACCGATGTGTACGATTTCGCCGTCTCCGGCAGCGAGGACGTCGAAGGTTCCGCCGAAGTCGGTGCCTCTGTGAAAGGCACGTTTTTTGGTAATGGGGTGGATTCGCCAGCCGTAGGAGGAGGTTACGGGTCGTCCTGGGGCTGGGTTACTCAGCTTCATCGATTACCTCGGGTACCTCTACCCAGTCACCAGCTTCTT